GACATCATGGACCGGCTGGAGCGTTATGCCGATCTGATTGAGCCATGGGCTGAAGCTGTATCAAATCGCCTCATCAGCACGCTGGAGATTGCCGACGATGCGATGTGGCGTGAGCGCTCCTGGCAAATCTCCGCAGGTCTGCGTGAGTTGATGGCGGGCAGCCAGGGGGTGGTCGCCCGCAGCATCATTCAGGAACAGGTGAAGCTGTTCAAGTCCCTCCCGCTGGAAGCAGCCGATCGCGTTTACGACATTCACAATCAGGCGATTGAGGCTGTTGTAACCGGCAGGCGCTCCAGTGAGCTGAAGAAAGAAATCATGCGTACTGGTGAGGTCACTGAGTCGCGGGCGCGCACCATTGCCCGGACTGAGGTGGGACGTGCATCCACTGCAATTACACAGGCTCGTTCAACCGCTATAGGTTCACGAGGCTACATCTGGCGCACTGCTGAAGACAACGATGTGCGTCACTCTCACAAGCAGATGGAAGGCCAGTATGTTGACTGGGCCAAGCCGCCGACGCTCGACGGCATGACCGGACATGCTGGCCAGTTCCCTAACTGCCGCTGCTATTGCGAAGTGATTTTTCCTGTTCAATAAACGCCTTTTCACTATGTTTGTAAGCTATAAGTCCAATCATAACCATCCCGATAGCAGGAACTGTTACATAGGCCACTGCGGATAACTTTATAGGATAGTGAGCGAAGAATAGTGAAATGAAATCTATGTTTATTAATCTTTTTATTGCATCTGAAGCTGAAACAGCTAATGGAAAGAAAGCTAACGAAAAATTTATTGTGGCTCTTCTCGATGTGACATTCTTGGGTTCTAAGGGTGGTGTGACTTCAGATGGGACTTCAGGTGAAACTTTTTCTTGGTTCTGCTGGGGTTTCTTGCTGCTTCTTATGGCCTCTGATAATTGTTCGCTATACTTCCTGTCGAGTTTGAAATAGTAAAATGCATAAGCGCAAAATATAAGATTTATAACGATAATTAATACGCTATTGGCCTCTTGAGAGACCAGGTTTCCAAAGGAGGCGATAACATAGAATATGTAGTAAATAACTCCTCCAAAAACACATATTAAATATGTTGTCTTTAAATCTTCTGCTTTATCTTTGGCGTGGGAATCTTTTTCTCCCGCCTTGTAAGTTGTGTTGCCATTTTTTTGGTTTTTCATTTCAAGTTCCTTTTAAACTAAATATAGTCTGTATTGTTAGGTTTAAAGCTTAACGTAATTTATATCTCGCTATTAATCTAAGAGCTACTTTCTTATGAAGTATTTCTACACAACCCGCCTAGGCAACGCTCGATTTGAGATGGCCGACGGCTCCCTGCTGTGCAAAGACGTGCCGATCGCACGCATCGGCGCACAGGTGTACGACGAAAGCGAACTGCCTGGCATTGTTGGCGATGAGGATGGGGAGATTGTCGTCACCCGAGACGCTGACGAGGTATTCCGGCCTGAAACGCTGGCCTCATTCGAAGGCATGGCATTCACGCTGGGCCACCCCAAAGACATGGTTAATCCGGGGAACTGGAAAGAGCATGCCCACGGACACATCCAGAACGTCCGCCGCGGCGCTGGTGACCAGTCAGATTTAATGCTGGGTGATATCCACATCAAGACCGCTGAAGGCATTCAGAAAGTGATGGACGGTCAGGACCAGATATCAATGGGCTATGACGCTGAGTATGAGCAGCAGGCACCCGGTCAGGCCCGCCAACACACAATTATCGGTAACCACTGTGCGAGCGTACCCAATGGTCGTGCAGGCATTCGCTGTTCAATTGGAGATAGCACATTCATGACTACCAAAAATCAGGGCTGGTTTAGCCAGCTGAAACGGGCCATTAAAACCAAGGATGCCGATAGCCTGGCTGATTTGGTGGACAATGCGCCATCAGAACTGGTCGAGCCAAGCCTTGATCTGGCGCGGGCAGTTAACATCACGATCAACCCAGCACAGCCGTTACCACCTGAGCGTGAACTTGGCGGGCTGACTACCGATGAAGAAGGTGAAGGCGGCGGTGCTATGAGCATTGGCGAGCTGGAGAAGAAAGTGGATGCCCTTGCGGTTCTGGTGCAACAGCTGATTAATCCGGCGTCGACCTCTACCACTGACTCAGATCCGGATGAAGAGGAAGAGAAGCGCAAATCAACCACCGATGCCGCCTATCATCAGGGCGTCGTGGCACGCGCTGAACTCATCCTGCCGGGCGTGAAGCTGCCTGAAGGCGGCAAGCTGGCAGCCTTTAAGCGATCCACCATGGATGCAGCATTCAAAACACCAGAGGGTCAGACGCTGCTTGCGCCGCTGGTCGGTGCAACGCCTGACTTCAGCAAGATGCCTAAAGCAACGCTGGATGCCGTGTTCGTATCGGCGAGTGAAATCGCCAAGTCACGCAATGCTGCGCCGGTCACCACCTCTCGCGCTTCTTTCTACGATTCATCCAACAAAAACTCTCCGGCTGCCCTGAATAAGGCATTCGCCGCCCACTGGAATAAATAAGGGATAACCAATGCCTTCATTACTGTACCGGATGCCAGTAGGCATCGCCGGGGCTATCTCACGCCCGCAAGACCTGACCACCGAGCCGGTTATCCTCAATGCCGCTAACACCTTCAGCCAGTACGGCCTCGCAGGCAAAGACAGCGCAGACGGCAAGTTTATCCCGCTGGCAGCATCTGATGCCGCAACGTTAATCACCGGCCTCTACGTCCGGCCATACCCGACCACTTCGACGCCAGACATGGTGCGACAGGTTGGTGCAAACGCCAATTTCACTGGTGACGTGATGAAGCGCGGCTACATGACCGTGAACATCGGCAGCACTGCAGTTGGCCTGACCAAAGGCGCGCCGGTTTATGTGCGCAACGCCAACCCGACCGACGCCAGTCCGCTGGGCGCAATTCTGGGCGCTGCTGTCACTGACGAAACTGTCGTGCTGCCCAACGCTACTTTCACTGGCGCAGGCGATGCCGAAGGCAACGCTGAAATCGCCTACAACATCTAAGGGAACCGCTACATATGTTAACTTTTGACCAAGCCACCGTTGACGGTACTGGCGCTTTCCTGGTTGGCGAGCTTGAGCGCCTCGATCAGGAACTGAATATGCCCCTGGTGGGGTATACGTGGTCGCGCGATATTCAGCTGCGCGAAGACGTGTCGATCGCCGATGACATCAGTTCTTTCACCAACTCCACCTTTGCCGCTGCAGGTACGCCGAACCCGAACGGTAAAAACTGGATCGGCAAAGACTCCACCGCCATCGCTGGCCCGAACGTCGACATCGCGAAAACCGGCTTCCCGCTGACCCTGTGGGGAATGGAGTTGGGTTGGACAGTTGTCGAGCTGGCCGCCGCTGCTAAAGTCGGTCGCCCGATCGATACGCAGAAGTACGATGCGATGCAGCTGAAATGGAACATGGACACCGACGAGCAAGTTTATCGCGGTGACAGTCAACTGGGTGTGAAAGGCCTGTTCAACTACGCAGGCGCGTCAGTTACCAACGCAGTTAAAACATGGGCCAACTCCACCAACCAGGAGATTCTGGACTCCATCAATACGCTGTTGACCAATGCATGGAAAGCGTCCGGTTATACCCTCGTTCCTCGTGACCTGCGTCTGCCGCCGAAAGCGTTCGCGCTACTGGCTCAACGTATCGTTTCCGAAGCCGGTAACCAGTCTCTGCTGACCTACCTGCAGAACAACACCATCGCATTCCATCAGAACGGCGTGCCGCTGAGCATTTACGCGGTGAAATGGCTGGAAGGCGCCGGCGTAGGTGGCACCGATCGCATGGTGGCTTACACCAACGACAAGAAGTATGTGCGTTTCCCTATGGTTCCGCTGCTGAGCGTGCCGGTGCAGTATCGCGGCATTTACCAGCTGACCACCTACTACGGCAAGCTGGGCGCCGTTGAGTCTCCATATCCCGAAACTATGGCTTATTTAGACGGGATTTAACTAATCTGGCCCCTTACGGGGCCAACAGGAGCAGCAAATGGCTAAGAAGACGATCCGCGTCCACACCCCGTTTACGTTTAACTTTGAAGACGGCGCCAGTCAGCGCTTTGACGTAGGCGAGCACACCGTTGATGATAAGGTTGCCGAACACTGGTTTGTTACTGCGCACGCTGATGTGACTGGCAAGGCGAAAGCCAGCGCTGACACGAAAGAGTTTCAGGCGCAAATCGACAGCCTGACCGCCCAGCTGGCAGAGAAAGATAAAGCTCACGGCGAGCTGCAGCAGTCGGTAGCGGAGAAAGACCAAATCATTGCCGACCTGACCGCGCAGCTGGCAGCCCTGCAGGCGCCCGTAACTGAACCGGTAACGGAAGGTAATGCTGATGGCAAGAAACCGAAATCTGCCGACAGTAAGTGATTTTCGCCGCGACTTCCCGCAGTTCAGTGACGACACCAAATATCCCGACGCAGTAATCGAGTTCCGACTTAACCTCGCAGACATGCTGATTGACGGCTCCGCCATGGGGAACATGTTCCCTTATCTGGCAGAGCTGTTTGTCGCGCATTACATGGTGCTGAATGCCGCAGATACGGCGGCCGGCGCGCTGGGTGGTGCTGGTGGCACAACGAGCGGTGTGGTTGCGTCCAAGTCGGTGGATAAAGTCAGCGTGAGCTACGACAACAGCGCGACGCTCAATGCTGATGCAGGCTTCTGGAACTTCTCCCGTTACGGCGCGGAGTTCTGGCAGCTGCTGATGCTCTTCGGGTATGGCGGTGTTCAGCTATGAAATCAGGCCTGACCATTCGCGCCGACACGGCGCAAAGCATTCTGGACGCCCTTAAAACCCTCGCTAACAAGGATGTTCTGGTGGGCATCCCGGAGTCGAAAGACGAGCGCGATGATGGCGACATCGGGAATGCGGCGATCGGCTACATCAACGAGAACGGGTCGCCGGCGCAGAACATTCCGCCGCGGCCCCATCTCAAGCCCGGCGTGAAGTCGGTCGAGCAGGATTTCATGCCTCACCTGAAGGCGGCCGCGCAGAAGGCGCTGGAAG